GGCCGACATAGCTAACCGAGCTATGCAGGATATGTCTGATAATTCCAATAAATTTGGTACCAATATACAAGATATTCAAAATGCATATCAAGGTTTTGCAAAGCAAAACTATACAATGCTTGACAACTTGAAGCTTGGATACGGTGGTACAAAAGAAGAAATGCAACGACTTCTTAAAGATGCTCAAAAGTTGAGTGGTCAAAAGTATGATATTAGTAATCTAGCGGATGTTTATACAGCTATAGGGGTTATACAAGATAACTTAGACATTACAGGAACAACCGCCAAAGAAGCAGCTACTACGTTTAGTGGTTCATTTGGTTCAATGAAAGCTGCAGCACAAGATTTTTTAGGAAATGTTGCTATTGGAGGGGATGTTACAGGGACCTTATCCAATTTGATTACTACAGCTTCTACATTTCTTTTTGATAATGCTGTCCCAATGGCATTAAACATTGTTCAGGGATTTGCTACTGCATTGATATCAGCAACACCTATTCTATTTCAAAAAGGTTATGATCTTTTGAATAGTTTGGTAACAGGCTTTGTACAAAACGTTCCTGTTGTACTTCCTCAAATATTACAATTTGTACAGGATATAGGAACAAATCTTGCACAAAAAGCACCTGAGATGATTTCTATGGGGTTTGATTTATTAAGCCGATTGTTAGATGGAATCATTTCGGCAATACCAATACTTGTAGAATATGTTTCTAATATCATAACGACATTTGCAAACATCATTAATGATAATTTCCCTACAATTTTACAAAAAGGTGCAGAATTGATTTGGCAATTAGTACAGGGATTGATTGGTGCAATTCCAACAATCGTGGCTAATATTCCTCAAATAATCCAAGCTATCGTTTCAGCGTTTATGGCTTTTCAATGGCTCAATTTAGGAAAAAATATTATTAAAAATGTTGGTGATGGTATTAAGGGAATGCTCTCTTGGATAAAAGAATGTGGAAAAGCAATTGTTGATGGTATTAAACATTCCTTTTCTGAAAGTACAAATGTTGGTGTTAACCTTGTTAAAGGTCTATGGAATGGTATCAATTCTGTAAAAGATTGGATTTTAGGGAAAATCAAAGGGTTTGGAGATGCTGTTTTAAATGGATTGAAATCTTTCTTTGGAATCCATTCACCTTCAAAAGTCATGGCTGATGAAGTTGGTAAATATCTTCCTCAAGGTATTGCAGTTGGGATTGAAGCAAACGCTAAAGATGTATATGATGCAATGAACGGTATTTCAAAACAAACATTGGATTTAGCAAGTGAAGGCTTTGATACTTCACAAAATAAATCAAATTCAAATAATGATGTAAATTATCTATTAGAAATCATTATTAAATTATTGAAGGTAATTGCTGATAAAGGTGATACAGGTAATGATTTTAGTGATAGAGATTTCATTCGTATGTTGAAAAGTTTGGGGGTTGTATTTTCATGAGAGTAAGATATATAAATTCTCAAAATTATAGTGTTGACTTTGTAGATGCAAATATTCTTCCAACAAGTGGCTATCTTCATCAAAGAAAATGGAATACTACAATTGAAAATGACAGTGTTAGTTTAAGTATAGGTAATTATACTTATACAATTACTTTAACATTGAGAGGAAGTCTAAAAGAAAGAAAAGAAACATTGGATAAAATGTGCGACATATTTGAACTTGATTGTATTAATGAAACACCAGGAACTTTGTACTTTGGAGATTATTATATTAAATGCTATATTGTTTCATCAAACACTAGCATTGCTAATATTAATACAAGGACCAATGTAGAACTTGGTATTTTCTGTATCAAACAGGAATGGATCAAAGAGAAGAAATACAATTTGGATATGTATGATGATAAAAGCAATCAGACAGGTATAAAGAAATATACGTATCGATATCCGTTTTTATATTCCAATCAAAAGGGTGCTGTTCAAGCTATCAATGATTCATTAGCTGATGCTGATTTTATCATGAGATTTTATGGACCATGTGCGAATCCATATATAAAAGTAAGCAATATTTTATATCAAGTTAACACATCATTGATGGCTGGTGAGTATTTAGAAATAAATTCTACTAATAATACTATTTTTGGTGTTTCAGTTTATGGTGAAAAAAGAAATCTCTTTAATTATAGAGATATGTCTAGAAGCGATTTTTTTACAAAAATACCTAGTGGTTCAAATGTTGTAGGATGGGATGGAACTTTTAAAGCCGAATTGATTATTCTTGATAAGAGAACAGAACCGAGGTGGCTTTAATGAAATTCATATATACAAATGACAAATATGAAGAACTGGGTGTATTAAAAAATTCATCAATTGATTTTGAGATTGGGAAGTATGACGTCGCATCAAATGATTATCAAATGTCTATCTCAATAGGATCATGGAACAGAGAATTTGATAAAGGTTCTCTTTTTTATTGTCAAGAATGTGAATTTGGTGGAATCTTAGATGGTAAAAAAGTAGATACTTCTAAAAACTCAATTACATTTAAAGGCAAGACATTTAGAGGACTTCTTGAAAAAGAATATGTTCAGCCCCCTGATGGACAAGCCTATTATGTCGCAAATGGAGAAGCCAATCAGGTCATTGATAATCTTATTCATGGAAAATTTAATGATCTTTTTGTTGTAGACAACGTAGGATTAAGTGATATTGGTGTTAATTATCAAATAAGGGATTTGAATTTATTAGATGCACTTGAAAAAATGTTACTTAAGGCGGATATCCCTTCAAAACTAGAAATTACGTTTTATGATAAAAAGGTGCATTTACAAGCTGTTCCTATTGTTGATTTATCAGAATTATTAAGATATGACAATTCTTATGGCATTTCCATGATCTCTGAAAAAGCAATAAGCAAGTATAACCATATCGTTGCACTTGGAAAGGGTGAATTGACCGAAAGAATAAGAGTCAATTTATTTTTGCAAGATAATGGAACATGGAATACAAGTGAAAATGCAAAGTATGCAGGATTGAAAAGGAAAACATATCTTTATGATAGTTCAAATGAAGAAGATGAATCAAAATTAATAGAAAGTTCTATTGAAGCGACGGAAAAAGCGAATGGCACGGATACTCTTAACATTAACTTTACAACGGATGAAGCTTCTTTGTTTGATTATGTTGGTTCCAAAGAAGAAATAACAGGAATAGAATTTAAAGAACAAATTACAAAAAAAGTTTTAAAGGTAACTATATCTGGTATTATTTCGCATTGCAAATTTGAATATAAGGTAGGTGATTAGATGTGCTAGAAAATATAACATTGAATGAGTCAAATGTTACAGCAAGTATTGATGCTTACATACACCATTGTTTATTTGGATACAATGGTGTTTTTAAATGTGGCCAACAGTTGAAATGTGAAATCATAAACAATAATCTTTTAAAGATCTATGATGGCTTGTTTATTAATCAAGGAAGATTTTATAGGATTGCACCAGGTTCTTATGAAGAAATAAAATTAGAAAATGGTGTTGTTGGTCAAAAAAGATATGATCTAATCGTATCTCATTTTGAAACAGATGGTGTCAATGAAAAGCATGAAATAAAGGTTATTAGTGGAGAGGGTGAAACTGTTCCACAGTATACAGATAGTGATACATTCAATGGAGGTACAGTTAGTGAGATGCCTTTATATCTTGTAGAAATTGATGGGATAAGTATTAAAAGTGTTAAAAGTCAATTTGATATCATTCCTAATTTGCAAGAGCTTATTGACAAAATGGTTATGTATAAAGAATAGAGGTGATGATTTTGATTATTGCTGAAATTATTCAAAAAGGATTGACTATATCTAGCAGTACTAGTGATATTCCATATCAATATAGTGGAAACATTCAAATGCAATTCATCAAGGATGAAGGCTATGATAATTTTAGTGTTATAGGTTTTTATAGAACAAATTATTTTGAAAAAACTCAGTTGTTGGAAATTGATGAAAATGGAGTGTTTTCATTAAATAAAGATGCATTTCAAAAAGATGGATTATTGAATTTATCTTTTCTGTTAGTTAGTGAATTAAAGGAAGTACATCTTGGTGTCGTATCTTTTATTGTTAGATCTACGATAGGAAATGGCAATGATATTCTTCCAGAAGAACGTACAGAATGGATAAAGATTGTTCGTAGTGAGGTTGACGGTTATTTAAAGTCAATTGATTTAGATGACAAGTTTGATATTATGCAAGATAAAGACTTGGAAAACATATGGAATGAAATTTTTAATTAATTAAATTTATAGAAAGAAAGAGGAAAAAAATATGAGTTTTGTAAATGATACAATTTTAAAATCAGCATTAGGAAAAATTAAAGCATGGGGTGAAGGAAAATTTGTAGCAAAAGAAACTGGTAAAGGTCTATCTACAAATGACTATACAAATGCTGATAAAACAAAATTAAACGGTGTTGCTACTGGTGCTCAAGCAAACAAAATTGAAACTGTAAAAGTAAATGGTAAAGCTTTAACTCCTGATTCATCGAAAGCTGTAAATGTTGATCTAACAGCTTATGCTATATCAGCTGATGTAACAAAAGAAATCGCATCTGCAGTATCAGGAGTAACTCAAATCGATTACTCAGTTGTCGAATCATTACCTTCAACTGGTAAAAAAGGTATTATCTATTTAGTTGCTAATAGTGATTCTGGTAATAATATCTATGATGAATACATCTATATCAATTCTAAATTTGAAAAATTAGGTTCAAGAGAAATGGATCTAAGCTCTTATGCTAAAAAGACTGATATTCCAACAAAAGTATCATCATTGACAAATGATTCAGGATATCAAACTGCAACACAAGTAACTTCAGCTATCAATGCTAAATTAGTAGTAATGACTGATACTGAATTAAATACAATGTGGACTGAAGTATTTGGAGCATAATCAACTAGGAGGTCTTATATATGAAAGATTTCTTTAAAAGAGTTTTGTTTTCAAATGTAAGTGAGCACGCATCTTCAACAACTGTTTCAGCTAATAGCACTAAGTTTCTAACAAGTGATATTTTAAAAACTTTTATGACAAAGTTAAAAGATACGTTTGTTTTGAAGTCACAATTAACATCATTGCAAAAGCGAGTTGGACAGCTTGAAAAGACAGTCAGTGAATTAGAAACTGATTTAAAAGATGCAGTATATTACAAAGAGTAGATTGATTTCTGCTCTTTTTTAAAAGGAGAAAAATATGAAAGATTTTGAAACACGTGAGTGCGTTGTACACACACACACACACACGACTTACACAAATTAGAGAAGGTACATCAAAGTGCCTTTTCTCATTCTTTAAAAAGATTGGTGGTGACAAGCATTTAGATTAGTTTTAATCTGAATGTCAACATGCCAAAACTTATTGATAAAGATGGGAATGAATTGCTTAATTTACAAATGTCAACTGATGAGCACTGGACAGGAAAGTACTGGATTGATGGTAAAAAGATTTATGAAAAAATCATTACGTGGACCGGATTGAACGTTGGAGTAAGCACAATCAATCATTCAATCAGTAATTTAAACGGGTTTATTGATTATGAAGTCACATGTTCCAATGGAGAAGATTTCTATAGATTTCCTGTTGTTTATTATTCTGGTGGTAATACAGGAACATTTTATGTGACGTATTTCATTTTGAATGTAGATAACATTCGTTTTGCTAACAATTACAGTTGGGCAAATTATAAATTTAAAGCAATTATTCGTTACACAAAAAAATAAAGGCACTAGTATCTTTTCTTATTTGATTTTTATTAAAAGAATTAAAGAAAGAGAGGATCATACAAATGTCAAAAATTAAAAAATTCGTGGGGGGGGG